AAGTCACGCCTGTTGTTGCGGCAGAGAATGCTGTGATTGTGTTGTTGAACAGTACAGGCAGACCCTCGAACGGATCATAGCCGTAGCTTCCGGCAGCCTGGACGGCCTTGAAGGCACTCCATGTCTGCTTGTTCATCATGATGACAGGGTTTGCTGCCTCGTCAGAGAGCTGACCGAGAGCGGCAGCGATCGTGCCGAGAGCGATGCTTGTAGCAGTTACCTTCGGTACGCCGACTCCGCCTGTTGTTGTTGCGGTTGCAGCAGCCTCGATCTTTGCGATGAGGGTGTCTGCGGCCTTCTTGGCGATGCGGTAAGCAAGCTCGTCATAGATGTAACGCAGGAATGCCTCGCCTCTCAGATCGAGAGCCTCATCGGATACGGAGATCCACTTCTTGATGCTCTGCGGAATGAGCTCGATAACGCCCAGGGACAGAGCCTCTTCTGTGACGGCTGCCCCCTCTGTTGAGTGGATGTATGCACCGTCAGCAGAGATCTCGAAGCCGACCTTGAGGTTGCCACGCAGGTAAGCCTTGCGGACAAGGGACATGATGCCTTCCTTCTCCCATGCGGTCTTGACGATGTCATAGACGAGCTCCGGAACAGGAACATCGCCAGGAGTTGAAGAGTTCTCTGTCAGAAGAGCTCTGACCTCTCTGTCATCTCCGCTCTTGATGTACTCGGCATATGCGTTGATATACTCGGGTGTGTTTCTGATTTCCATAGGTCTGATACCTCTTTCTTCCTTAACAGGTTCGATTTTGTCTTCCTCGACAGGCTTGTCGAGCTCGTTGAGTTCTGCCTCAAGTCCCTCGATCTCCCTGGCAAGGTTTGCCTTTGCCTCTTCGTGTTCGGCCTTCTCGGCCTCGTATGCCTCTATGTCGGCATCGCACGCAGCCTGTGACTCTGCATCCCTGCACTCGGGAATGCGTGCCTCAAGATCTGCGGATCTCGTCACGAAGTCGGCATCCTTCCGAACAAGTTCATCCATCGCCTTCATGGCCAGGTCGAGCTTGTTCCTTAACTGAAGAATTTTGAGAGCCATTTTCAGTTGTTTCCTTTCATTCTCTCTAATCTTGTACGAATCCACTCTTCTGTCTTCCGCCGCCTGTCGGCCTCAAAGTCCTTATGGCGAGCTTCGACATATGTGTCTTCGTATGCAGGGAATGTCACAACGCTGACCTCGTAGAGCTTGACCTTCCTCAGGGTTATGAATACGGAGCCGTCCTGTCGATAGTCGAACTCCTGCTCAAGGATGTCAAAGCCGAAGGAACACTGATCGACATCTCCCCTCTTCACTCGTTCGTACAAATCGAGAGCCTGGCGATCGTTCGGATTGATCTTTACTCTCCCGAAAAGTCCGTACTCGTCAAGACGGAGCTCAAGTGTTCCGGCTTTGGTTCTCCCGAGAACCAATTCTGCCTTGTGGTTGGTCAGACAGCGAATGTCATCGTTGATCGTGTCATCGAATGCGTGAGGGTCTACGGTTTCCACCGCTCCGTCCCACATCCTATATTCTGAACCGAAGACGGCGAAGTATCCCTCGACAAAGAGATCCTGCTCTTCGGTTTCCCTCGTTTCAAATTTTGAGCCTAAAGTTCTTAATAGCATTGTCACCCTCCTCAGCTCAGTTTGTTCTGATCGCCTATCTTGTCCGCAGGTATGTAGTTCTCCAGGATGATGAGATCCTCGAGTTCCTCCTTCGGACTCATTCCAATCTTGTCACGAACCTCGTTGCCTGTGACAAGTCCCTTCGTGTAAAGATCCGAATACACGGATGCCATTGTCTGAAGATCATACGAATAGAGCGAGGCGAGATTGAAATGCCAGTACATCTTCTCGCTGATGAGCAGTTTCCTGGTCAACTCCTGCTCTATCTCCTGGGCGATAGGTCTTATCGTGTTGTTTATGAATCCGTTCCATTCGGCGGCGGTGTAATTGCCGACACCGAGGACGAAAGGCGGCACTCCGAGGATGGAAGCGACCATCCTTCTGTCGAGCTCGATGGCCTTGTCTATCCGCAGATCCGTGAGGCTCAGAGGCCTTACCTGCTCAACGGAGAACTGATCCCGAGGGATAAGCCACGGTTCGCCCATCGTGTTGGATTTGACATACTCCTGGAGGAGCTTCTGTCGGCCTTCCGGCGAAGAGAACTCGTCCACCAGGGCATCCACCTTGACGATCATGGTCGGCTTCCATTTGCTTTGCATGAACGCCTTTGTTGTCCGCCGCTCCTGCTTCAGATTGTCGGCGAGATCCTTCAGAACGGCCTGCGTTCCCACGCCTTTCCACATATGCCGAGGGTCGGGATTATAAACGAAATGCAGGATGTTATCGTTCGGGTTATGGTCTACGCCGTCAATGCAGACGATGTAATCCCTGCCCTTGTCGATCTCCTTGAAAGTCACCCTCTCCGCCCTAATAGGCTCAAGGTCGCCGAGGAGCGTTCTCGTCCGTCCGTTCGGCAGCTTCTCCCTCGTGGTATGCACCTGGACGATGGAGTTTCCCCTGCCGTACAGAAGCAGGTTCTGAACGATTGCCGCCATCCAGGTTCTCCTGGTCATCGTCCTGGTCGGATAGATGTCCACCTTCCTGGAGAGCTCGTTGTTCACTCTTATGTCGCCGTTCTTCGTGTTCGCCATCAGATAGATGGTCATCGAACTGATAAGGTCGGCGATCTTCCTCACGCCTGTGATAACTTCGGGACACTCCGCAAGACTCACATATCTGCCGGAGAGGATGATGTCATCCCAATCGCCCGAATGAACGAAGGCGAAGCTCCTCGTCTGCTGCGGCTTCTCTTCTTCTCTTTTCAAAAAGTCAAAAAATCCCATTATCCCTCTCCAAACCAAGCTTTCCGCTTCTGCTTCTTTTCAAGGTTTTCCAAATAGCGAATGCATCCGAAAACAGAAGCATCGAAAAGGTCGATTCTTGAGTTTCCGTTCACTTTCTCGAACTGAACCATGTCGTCCGTCTTTTCAACGGCTCGGACATTCCGCACGCAGTACTCATACCGCTCGGAATGCATATAATAAAGCGTTCCCTGCTTCCGCTTCTGCTCGATATGGCGGAAGCCTTCGCTCTTCTTGTAATAATATTGAGGCTGATCCACGATGTTGAACTTCTGAGCCTGCATCTCCAGGAAGAACTCACGCCCGAACTTGCGGTCAAAGCCGACCTGGGCGATGTTGAATCCCTGCTTCCTCATGCTGACGAACCAATTCACAACATCCGAGTAATTGACGGTCGGCGTGTTGCACAATGTCAGAAGTCCGTTGTCCGCCCATCCGAACAGAGGGATCTCGTCCTCGTCCGCCTTCTTGTAGGCGTTCACGATCGGGAAGAACCGATGCGTGATGATTATGTCAACGCCCTTGTAACTGCCGTAGAGGGCGGCGGCGGTCAAGTCATGCATCTTCGACAGGTCTGCACCGCCGAACCACTTGATTCCGGCTTTCTTCAGATCCTCAAGTGTCCAATCATATGTCGAGTCACTCTTCTGAAATTCCGCCAGGTCGAAATATGCACGCATCGCCGAAGTGTAGATGTTCAGCGACCTGGACAGGAAGTCTTTCCTCTGCTGCGGATCGTTCTGCCGCTCAAGAGCTTCACGCATCATGTCATCGGGTCTTATCGTGACACCGTATGACAGGTTTGCCTTCTGATGCTGAATCGGGTTCGTGTAATCAACGAAGCCGTTCTCGTCCTGGTCTGCCCTGGCCACGAAGCTGAACAGGGCATCGTCCTTCACCGTTCCGTTCGCCACCTTGATGGCGTACTCCATGCGGCGGTATCCGAACGAATTGATGTCATCGCCTGCCGTGGTTATGCCGACAATGAGCTTGTTCGTGTACGCCTTCATGGCCTCCTTGAAACGGTTGTACTGTGCCGGAGAAGAGTAGGCAGCTATCTCGTCAGCGATGGCGAAGTTGCAGTTGAAGGAGTCCTGCGATTTCGGATTCGAGGCAAGAGCCTGGATCAGCATCGAGCCTGTCATGTTCCCCGAGGAATCTCGGAGAGTACAAGCGATTGAATGAGCGAAACTGTTGTTTAGGATCTTGAACTCGTCCTCATATCCCTTGTACTCGACCGAGAACTTCAAGAACTCGAAGGACTGCATCGCCTGTTGCAGGGAGTTAGCCACGATGTAGCACTTGCTGCCGCTCTTGGCTTGCAGCAGGGACACGCCCCAGGCGAGAGCCGCATCAAATGCGGTCTTGCCGTTCTTCCTTCCCATCATGATGAAGGCTTCCTTGAACCTTCGCTCCTCTGTTCCCTTGTAAAAGAATCCGAGGAGATTGTACACAACGAACACCTGCCAATCCTGGAGGATGAACGGCGTTCCCATCAAAGAATTGCCCTGGAGATCCTCGCCCTGTTTGTGGACAAGCGTTGTCTGAATTATGTTTATTACGAAATCGGCATCGTGATGCCTCAATTCGAGATCCTCTCGCTCAAGATCGCCCTTGAAACGCTTACAGGCGTTCACGATGTCCTCGCCGACTATTCGCTTTCCGGCTATGACATCATCGGCAAAGTCAAGAGCGACCTTCCGATAGGTCTTCATGCTATCATTATGCAATATAGATTTTCCGATTTTTACGAACTTTAATAAAACAAAACGGAGGCATCTAATCCTCCGTTAATCTGCCTATCGCCTCGCTCAGAGTCGGCTTCGTGGACACCGTCCGCTCGGCTGACCGCCTGCGTTTCAACGCCTGGTGTGTGAGCGAGAGCTCTTTCATGTAATCGAGGTATCGAGCATCGAGATCCTTGTAGTCCTTCAGCGTTCCCTCGCCTTTTTTCCAGGCGTTCAGAGCCTTTTTCCTGGCCTCCATGTTCTCCGCCATCCGTCTGATCCGAAACTCGAACTCCGGTTTGTATGTGCCGAGGGATCTCATCGCAGAACGAATATCCTCGACATTTTGCTTTACCCCATTTTTCAAAAAACTCCTTTTGCGTATAAAGAGC